GAATGTGTGGGATTTAAAGCGTTAGTAACAGAAGTTCCTACTGAAGAATATATCGATGGCGTTAAAACTAATCCAGATGTGGTTCGTGGCATGAATCTTGGCATATTATTAGCGTATCGCTACATTGAAGCGGTAACTGGAGTTAAATCATGAGCAAAGAACAATACAATTTAAAAACAAAAACAGATTACTTACATCGCAAGATGTTCCTTGACCCAGCAGGTCCGGTGACTATCCAACGCTTTGAAGAAGTCAAATATAACAAGCTGACCAAGTTTGAACAGGAAGCTCGTGGATTCTTTTGGGTGCCAGAAGAGATCAGTCTGACCAAAGATGCCAACGACTTTAAAGAAGCCACCGACACAGTGCGTCATATCTTTACCAGTAACCTGTTACGTCAAACAGCCCTAGACAGCCTACAAGGTCGTGGCCCTACACAAGTGTTTACACCTGTGTGCTCGATCCCTGAACTGGAGTCACTCATGTTCAACTGGGGTTTCTTTGAAACCAACATCCACAGTCGCAGTTACAGTCACATTATTCGTAACATCTACAACGTGCCCAAAGATGCGTTTAACACAATCCACGACACTAAAGAGATTATTGACATGGCATCGAGCGTGGGCAACTACTACGATGAACTGCATCGGGTTAACTGTCGTAAAGAACTAGGCGAGGCAGTAACCGAGGAAGAGCACATTCGTGCAATCTGGTTAGCCTTGCATGCCAGCTATGCCTTAGAAGCATTCCGCTTCATGGTCAGCTTTGCCACAAGTCTGGCCATGGTAGAGAATCGTATCTTTATCGGCAATGGCAATATCATCAGTCTGATTTTACAAGATGAAATCCTACACCGGGACTGGACAGCTTGGATGATCAATCAAGTGGTCAAGGAAGATCCACGTTTTGCTCAAACCCGAGTCGACTGTGAAGCAGAAGTATACGCATTGTATTTAGATGTTATCCGTGAAGAAAAGCAATGGGCCGATTATTTGTTTAACAAAGGACCAGTGATTGGTCTTAATGCAAACATTCTCAAAGACTTTGTTGACTACACAGCAGTTGCCGCATTAAAAGACGTGGGTATTAAGTATCAAACTCCTGCACCCAAGACCACACCCATTCCGTGGTTTAACAAGCATGTCAATACTTCAAACAAACAAACGGCCTTACAAGAATCAGAATCAACCAACTATGTAATCGGGGTCATGAGTGACACACTCGACTACGACGCATTACCAAATTTATAACAAAGGAAAACAACATGACACGAGCTGTAGTATGGAGCAAAGACTCCTGCCCATTTTGCGTACAGGCAAAGGCATTATTAAAACAGAAAAACATTGATTTTGAAGAGCGCAATATTAACAAGGATTGGACCAAAGATCAACTGCTAGAAGCAGTGCCCACAGCAAGAACATTACCACAGATCTTCCTAGACGATAACTACGTTGGCGGTTTTACAGAATTACGAAAACATTTACAAGGATAACATGATAGTAGAACAAAACAAAGTGTATACATTTAAATTGACCAATGCCGATGAAGTAGTAGCAAAGGTATTGGAAATTACCGATGTAGGTTACATTGTAGAACAGCCACTTAGTGCTGTGCCTACTGAAAAAGGCCTACAGTTGATCTACACCGTATTCACCGGCGATCCCAAGCAAAAAGCCACTATAAATAAAACAGCGGTAGCAATGGTTTGTCAAACTAGAGAAGAAGTTGGTGACCATTATTTGGAAGCCACAACTGGTTTAAAACCAGTTCGCAAGCCATCAATTATAATGGGATAACATGCCAGGACTGGTACAACGAGTTGGAGATGTAAATGCAGTAGGTGGAGTGATCCTTGAAGGAGATCCTACTGTGTTGGTCGACGGTCGTCCTATTGCAATCCTAGGAGCATCAGTAACACCACATCCTTGTTGTGGAGCCAAAGGATGCCCACCTACACATTGCCACGCCGTGACCACGGCAACCAGTGCTACAATTTTGGTTGGTGGCAAGCCGGTTGTGGTCACTGGCGATATTGATTCCTGTGGTCATACTCGTGTAGGTGGTAGTTTCAGTGTGATAGCAGGTTAACATGGCTCAGGGAATCTTAACACCTTTGCAACTGATAGCTGGCGCAAGTTTATTACAAAATAGCGGTATTGGAGTCGCACCTACTCTGATTGCAAGCGAAGCTGCTTATAGCAATACCGCAGTTATGAACGCATTTTTTATAGCCTTAGGTGCCACAGGCAACACATATGGTCTGGACACTTTAGCAGCTAATTCTGTTCCGGCATTCAGCGACAGTGTACCTACAGCATACTCTAGTCTTGGCACACAAATGATACCGGTTATTGATGCCAAAGCCACGTACGATGCAGGATCCGGTGATATTAGTAAATTTGTACAGGCCTTGAATCTAGCACAGAGTTACGGAGCCACTACCAATCAATTTATCAACAGTGCGGTCAACAGTCAGACGTATCTAGCCGATACTTTTACCACTACCAACGACTCAATCACAGCTGACATCACAGAAATCAACTTGGCCACTGATGCTTTTGCCACCGACTTGGCCAATTTAGGGCAATTGATCAATCTACGCAATCTTGGCAATCTCGGCAGTCCGCTGGCCTTGATACAACAAATTTATTCGGTTACAGGAGCTATACCCAGTGTCAGTGTAGTATTTGTAGCGGCCGGTATTCCAACTGATACAGTATTGAATTTTACCAATCCCACGGCCAGTGTCAGTGATAGCGTACAACGACTCATGTATCAAGCCATGACGCAGATAACTGGCACAGGACTACAACAGATTCTGCAGGTGTTGGGTGTTACCACTACTGGTATTGCAAACATGGCTGATTTACTAAATCCGGTTAAATTGTTTCCTAACAGTTTTCAAACCATGACTGTGCCAACTGCGGATGGCCCACGTGCAATTTATGTAGATTCATCTGGGTCAGTTAATACAACCTTGTCAACACAGTTGCCAGCCTACGTAATGAGTAGTCTAGTATGATAGCCTACGATCGCCTACAACAAATTATACCAGCTGATCAGGCCTTGGCCAACAAGGCCTTGAGTGTAAGTCTAGCGCAAATAACCAACATAGGATCTTTGACCTTACCGGCTTTGGCATCAGCAGTAGGAAACATAGCAACAACTAAGGACCTTCCTATAATTAGCAATCTGACCACAGCAGTTCCGCCCGATGTAGCTTCTTATTACAACAGCTTGGCCATTGGATCTGGGGTCAATGGTACTGTACAGGTAGTAGATGTAATTGGGCTGGCATCAGGATGGGTAGCTACCAGCGCATTTGGCCAGACTGTAGCCATATTCAACACCATGAACATGACCGAACTGACCACAGTGTATCAGACCATGTCCAATTCTGCAACAGGTAACTATGGAGATACTGGAGCAGGTCCGTTGACTATACCCAGCGGATTGCCATGTCATGGCACCTATGTAGGAACTCCGGTTATTGATTCCATGACTGGCAACGTTGATGGATATAACCCCAGTGCCCTAGATGGCGCCATGACTTGTTTGTTAGGCAGTGCAAATGTGGCTATAGCTAATTTAGAAACCGACTACCCTACCCAGTGTGCTGAACTCAATACCCTGTGGAATAACATGGCCGCGCAGGTGGTAAACGAAAACAATATTCAAAACACCATACATTTGAATTATGCCAATTTACAGGCACACAGTACCACGGCCGTTTATAGTTTTATCTACAGTTTGCCACAATATGGAACACAAACCGAAGAAGGCGGCTTAGCACAGATGTTGGAAAACATGTCGGATCTAACCACACAAGGTGGCGAAGCCGTGGTTGCCTGTTTACGTCAAGGACGCAACGTGGCGGCCTTAGGCAATGCTGGCATACCTACCAATTTAACCATTCCAATTGCACCTACTACACCGGTGCCGCAGGCCAACCTACTGCCCAGCACTTATACCCAAGCTGACGCAAACAAGATAGTAATACGCTAATTTCTGTTGTAAAAAAGCCACACACCAAAAGGTTGACCCAAAAAGGCTCTTTTGTTATACTATTGTTATAGTGATAATAAAGGAGTCGACATGTTTGAAACTGCAATCGATCAATTGGTTAAAGTTACTCTTATCAACCAACCAGTCAAGACTGAGTTCTACAATGGCACCTTGTTTGTTCGCAAGATCAACGAAAAGCAAGCTCGTGCTGTGTTTCACCGACTCAGCAAGACCTTTGGCCTAGGTTCAATCATCGTGAGTCCAATTGGCGATACTGGCGAATATGCTTACGACATCATTGCCGACCAGGCCACTGAAGAACTTAGTCCTTTTGCAACAGTAAACTCCTAAGGAGACATCATGGTCAATTGGGTATTGGTATTCTTTATGGCAGGGCAACCGCAGGACTACAAGATTCATACGGCCTATAATCAGCAGGTAAATTGCGTTACTGCCCAAGAACGATATCGTGGGATTTTTACAACAACCGGTAGTCGAATGCAGGCTGAATGTAGACTGCGGAACCAAATACAAGTTGGTCGTCCTACTACAGTGGCCTATAAAAAGTATGTTATAGAATAACGGTTGACCAAAAATACCCAATTTGTTATAATAGTTGTATAGTTAATAACAGGAGCGAGCAAATGGCATACGAATACCTAGACAAATACAGTGTAGAAGAATTGCAGGGTTATTTCAGTGATTTCCATAAAGATTTTTATGGCCATCGTCCACGTTTTGGCACACCCGAAGAGTGGCGCAGCCGCGGTTGGTTGGTTGTCAACATCGATGCTATCCATAATGCCATGGACAAGATGAAGGAAACTTACAGCGGTCGTGAAGCACTCCGTATTCAAGGGTGGATCATTGACGAAGCTGAGTTTAACGACATTGTTGATCCCGAAGAGTATGCTCGCTGGTCTGCCGATGCTGATGCACAGGCCTATGGGGAGATGATGTGATGAGCGATGCTCACAAGTGTAGTGTATGTTCATGTGATTATACCGACGACGAAGGTGGCATACAAGGACACTTTGGTATCCTACCTGTGAGTTTTTGTCCAACCTGCTTCAGTTGCATGTGCGATATGGCCAGTCAGTTTATCACCGACGAGGAAGAATAATGGAAAAGAAAACTCCTAAATTTGTATGGTATGATGCACTCAAAAAACAAGTTGAGCAGGCACAGGCCGAAAAGCAATACAAAATCAGTTATCGTATGAGACCTGAAGATATCATGACCTTTGTGTCAGGCCTACATGTAGTACAATTAGACATGATTGATTGTGCTGTGGTTGCAAAAGAACGCGAAGGCTTTCCAGAAGCCAATGCAGTGATCCGTCACATCATGGAGAAGAAATGAAACATTCTTTCCGCATATGGTGCCAAGAAAAATGGTTTGAGCACAAGGACGAGCTGGAGGTTTATGGGCAACCGTTAGATCATACTTCACAACAATACTTTGAACGCTACAAGTATTGGTTAAAGCGCGAGTATAAACATCAACAAGAAGCGAGTAAATAAATGGACACCATAGACTTCACCGGTGATCAATTTAATGAGATCAAAGTGGCCGCAGACTGGATTAGAGACCTAGAATCAAGCGACAGCCGTTTACACAAAGAATCCGTCATTGAAAAAGCCCTAATGGCTGCCAAGCTAGGCAGTGCCAATGCTCAATGCTTCTTGTTCAACTGCTACCAGGCCTACAACCCCTATTATGTGTTTGGTGTAAAGAAAGTTCCTGAGACCGAAGGCTTAACCGATCGATCTAATCCTTGGCCAAAGTTTTGGGCCATGTTGGAAGGCCTACGCACTAGAAGTCTTACCGGACACAATGCCAAGACTGCTATCAAGTTCATGAGTGAGCAGTTCGATAGTATCGAGTGGAATGGGCTTGCTCGTAGAGTTATTATCAAAGATCTACGCTGTGGCGTCAGTGAAAAAACCTTAAACAAAGTTCTTGGTAATACTGAATGGAAGATTCCGGTGTTTACGTGTCAGCTGGCCACCGACTCGGAAAAGCATACGGCCAAAATGACTGGTCGGAAACGCATTGAGCAGAAGTTAGATGGTGTGCGTGTACTGGCAGTAGTAACTAAAACTACAGTTAATCTATATTCACGCAATGGCAAGCCGTTTGATAATTTTCCACATATTGTAGAGTCTTTAGAAGATATTAAGAACAAATTTGCCAAGACATTCCAATCTTGGCCGCATGGTTTTATTTTAGACGGTGAAATCATTGGTGAAAGTTTCCAAGCCCTAATGAAACAGGCACAACGCAAGACGGATGTCGAAACAACGGGCATGACATATAGCGTGTTTGATTTTATACCTATGGCAGACTTTGAGCGTGGGTTCAGTAATGCGCAACAACAAAAACGCTTGGACTTATTGGAAAAATATCGCGCAGTATTCGACTCAACTGATTGTGTGCGTCTTATGGATGGTATTGAAGTAGATTTAGACACAGCCGAAGGGCATGACATCATGCGCCGTTATGCCGAGGATGCAGTGGCTTTAGGCTTTGAAGGCATTATGATCAAAGATCTAGGTGCTCCGTACGAGTGCCGTCGCAGTACTTTTTGGATGAAATGGAAACCCACCATTACTGTAGATCTCAATATTGTAGGTTTTGAGGAAGGAACCGGTCGCAATGCAGGCCGCTTGGGTGCTATAATTTGTGAAGGAGATGACAATGGTCGTCGTATTTGTGTTAATGTGGGCAGTGGCCTTTCCGATGCT